CGCCACTTGAAATCGGGGTGACCCACAGGAATCCACGGCATCGTCTTCTTTGCGTCGTTGCTCATGGTTACCTCACCTAAACCACAGGTAAAAGCCATGCAGGATGCCGATGGGGAAGAGCAAGGCTCCGGCAATCAGGAAGCCCCACAGACCCTCTGCAAAGCAGGTAAAGATGTGCGTGAACCAAGCGATTACGCTGGCTCCAATCAAGATCGTGGTCAATGTGTCGTTCATTTCTCTCTCCTTAAAAAGGTGCTGGTGGACACTTCGACGGATCGAACTTCGGCTTCTTGTATGGCTGACCCTTGTAGGTCGGGAAGGGCCAGACCGGGGGGTGCTTTTCCATGTTCTCTCCTGAAGTGAGCGGCCATCTTATACATCTTTCTACCTGATGACAAGGGGGTGAACCTACCCGTTGACAGCGATGCCCGTTCGCAGTACTATGCACCCCTCCCAAACAACGAAAGGACATGGAGTGATCAAGTCAGTCAACATCAAGGCCATCCGCATCGATGGCGGCACGCAGTCTCGCGAGAAGTTGGATCAGGTCGTCGTCAGCGAGTACGCCGAGTCTTTCAAGGAAGGCGTGGAGTTCCCGCCCATCTCCGTCGTGCATGACGGGACGGAATACTACCTGGCAGACGGCTTCCACCGATTGCTCGCGGCCCAACACGCAGGCAAGGCTTCGATCAACTGCGATGTGATCACCGGGACTCTTCGGGATGCGGTGCTGTACTCCCTGTCGGCCAACCATTCTCATGGTCTGCGTCGATCCATTGAGGACAAGCGCAAGGCCGTGATGACCATGCTTGAGGACATCGAGTGGTCTGAGTGGTCAGACCGGGAGATCGCCCGCCAGTGCCACGTTTCGCACCCCTTCGTGCAGAAGATGCGGGCTGCGATGCAGAAGCCCGAGACTGGTAACGTTACCACTTCCAAGGCCAAGGCCGAGCCGAAAGAGAAGCCCGTCGAGGTCGAACCTGAGATCGAAGAGCACGATCAGAAGCAGGAGGTCATCGATGAGTTGGTCGTTCAGAATCAGAAGTTGACGCAGCGGCTTGCCATCGAACTGATGGAGGCTACGCCCGAGGAGAAGCAGTCGGCTGAGAAGTTGATTGAGGAACTCCGCGAGGAGATCAGGCTTCTCAAGATCGAGAACCAAGCCCTGACTGTCAGCCGCGACACCTTCCAGTCTGAGAATGGGCAGATGAAGAAGCAGATCAAGATGCTTCAGAAGAAGTTGAAAGAGGCAGGCGTTGAATGAGTTGGCTCTTTTCGCGGGCGCTGGTGGAGGCATCCTTGGGGGCAAACTCCTTGGATGGCGAACCATCTGCGCCGTCGAATGGGAACCCTACCCCGCAAGCGTACTGTGCGCCCGACAAAACGACGGCCTTCTCCCGCCTTTCCCGATTTGGGATGACATTCAAACCTTTGACGGAAGACCGTGGCGAGGCATTGTTGATGTCGTATCGGGCGGCTTTCCCTGTCAAGACATCTCCATTGCCAACATCAACGGGGACGGACTCGACGGGGAGCGGTCAGGGATGTGGCGAGAGATGGCGCGGGTGGTTGGCGAAGTACGACCACGCTTCGTCTTCGTGGAGAACAGCCCAATGCTCACTTCTCTCGGAGGAACCCGAGTCGTTGGAGATCTTGCCGCGCTCGGGTATGACTCGCGATGGACTGTTATGGGAGCAGCCGATGTCGGTGCGCCCCACCAACGGGACAGGTTCTGGCTTGTGGCCCACACCAAACGCCCGGGACTGGAAGGATTCCGGCCCGAAGCAGGGCAACCGAAAGAGTCCGAACCTTGGGACGGCAGTTCATTGGCCCACGCCAGCAACCCGGGACTACAAGGGAGCCAACGGTTTCGAGGCGACTCAACGCAAGATCAGCGAGGGCAAGCGTGCTCAGATGGGACAACTTCCCAACGCAGTCCAACAGGAATTGGGTCGCCCGATTGGTGGCACTTTGAACCCGAGTTGGGTCGAGTGGCTGATGGGGTGGCCGCCAGGGTGGACAGACTTAAAGCAATCGGCAATGGACAAGTACCCCTCTGTGCCGCAACAGCATGGAGAGAACTCAATAGCAGATCATGGGACTGAACCTTAGACCATATCAAGAGCAAACCCTTGAGGCTCTCCGTCAGGGCTTCGCGCAGGGCAAGCGCAGTCAGATCCTCTACGCCCCAACTGGCGCAGGGAAAACAGAGATGGCGATTGCTTTGCTTAACGCGACAAAAGTCAAGGGCAACAAGGCCGCGATGCTTCTTGACCGCATCATCCTGTGTGATCAGACAAGCCAACGCTTGGAGCGGTACTCCATCGATCATGGGGTGCTGCAATCAGGGCATTGGAGATATCGTCCTTACGAGAACATCCAAGTCTGTTCTGCTCAGACCCTTGAGCGGCGCGGCTCTTTTCCCGGGCTGAACCTTCTCATCGTGGACGAGGCTCACCAAACCCGGGAGCAGACAGTCGAGTTCATCAAGGCCAACCCCGATGTCCGGGTGATCGGTCTGACCGCCACCCCTTTCACCAAGGGACTCGGCAAGATTTACGAGAATGTTATCTCGACAGTCACCACCAAAGATTTGGTGGAGCAGAAGGTCTTGGTTCCCCTTCGCGTGTTCATCTCCAAAGAGATCAACATGGAAGGTGCGAAGAAGGTTGCTGGTGAATGGTCGCAGGATGAGGTCACCAAGCGGGGCATGGTCATCACCGGGGACATCGTTGCTGAGTGGGTGAAGAAGACTCACGAGATCTTCGGCAAGCCAGTCAAGACCATTGTCTTCTGTGCAGGGGTAGATCACGGCACAGACCTGATGCGGAAGTTCGCAGAGCAGGGCTACAACTTCGTATCCATTTCTTACCGTGACGACGACCAGTTCAAGCGGGATGTAATCGAGGATTTCAGCAAGCCCGACACAGAGATTCACGGACTGATTGCCACCGACATCCTGACCAAAGGCTTCGATGTTCCCGATGTCCTGATTGGTATCTCTGCTCGGCCTTTCTCAAAGTCTCTGTCCTCTCACATCCAACAGATGGGCCGGATCATGCGCGGCTCACCCGGGAAAGAGTTCGCGGTTTGGCTCGACCACTCCGGCAACTACCTTCGATTCCGAGATGATTGGGAGGAGATCTTCCAAAACGGTGTCCATGAGTTGGATGACGGCAAGGAGAAGGCCAAGAAGGAACCCTCCGAGAAGGAGAAGAAAGACTCCACTTGCCCCGTCTGCGAGGCTCTGTGGCCGAGTGGATCGGACACCTGCACCAACTGCGGCCATGTGCGGGAGAAGAAGTCTCAGGTTGTGTCTGTGCCTGGTGAGATGGAAGAACTCGGCGCGATGCAATCTCATGCGACCAAGCAGGACTGGTGGTCGATGCTCAACTGGTACATCCAGTATCAGGGATGGTCGAACGGGCGTGCTGCTCACACCTACCGGGAGAAGTTTGGCGTGTGGCCTAGAGGTCTGCACTCTCATCCCAAAGCACCCTCTCCCGAGATTGAGAAGTTCATCAAGCAAAGGCTTCGCGCCTACATCAACAGGATCAAGAAGGGTTACTGATGGAGTTCGTTCAGTTCTGCCGTGCCCACGGCATCCTGATTGACAGCGTCCCCCCTTTGGGGGTTTGGAAGCGATTCCCAACAGACGATCACCCGCACAAGCGCAACGGCGCGGTCAAGTTCATGGGCGATCATGGCTTCGTGCAGAACCATGCTACGCAGACAGAAGTTTCTGTATGGAAGTCGGATAAGCCCACCACTTTCGATCCTGAGAAACTGGCTCGCGTGGTTCAGAAGGCGCAGGACGATACCGAAAGACGGCAGCGGGAAGCGGCACAGAAAGCACAGTTCATCATGGACAGGTGCGATCAAGCCCGACATGACTACCTCAAGGCCAAGGGTTTCGAGGATCAGATCGGCTTCGTGTTACCTGCCGATGGCAAGCAAACCCTAGTGATCCCCATGAGGGTTGCCGGGAAGTTGGTCGGTTGCCAGTTGATCGATCAGGAGGGCGGTAAGAAGTTTCTCTTCGGGCAGCGGACTTCACAGGCTGAGTTCGTCTTCGACAACAAGGGGCCGCACATCTACTGCGAGGGCTACGCCACGGCACTTTCAATCCGCGCCGCTCTGAAGTCTCTGAAGAAGCAGTACACCCTCCATGTCTGCTTCTCGGCAGGGAACATGGAAAAAGTCGCGTTAGTGCACGGCCCCGGCTTTGTGGTAGCGGACAACGACGAAAGCAAAACAGGGGAAGAATCCGCAAAACGGATCGGCTTCCCCTATTTCTTGCCCCCCACAGTCGGGCACGATTTCAACGATATGCAGAGAGAAGTTGGCCTACTCAGGTCTGCGATGGCGTTGGACAAACTACTGCGGACGCGGAAGGTAGGCTAGAGGCTCGACCTTCACCCTTTCCGGGTTGTGCATCTCACAGTCAAGCACTCTGCCCAGCAACTCCATGCCGAGGGTGTAAGAGTTCATTCCCGGCCCGTAGTGGTCTGCTTGGATGCGAAGGTATCCCTTCTCATCTTCGTAGATGTAGATGCCGAAGAAGGTTTTGGATTTATCCATCGAACCCATGATACTCCCGCATCGGGTCTAACTCCAACTCCGCCTGGAGTTTGCATTCATCCACCTCCCGTGGGGTGAGGGCGCTTTCCAACACTTTGGACAGACGGACTGCTGCCACCATGTCCTCATGCGTCCGCGCTCTGGCTCCCATGAGGTAGGCCGAGACAAGGGCTTGCTTCTTATCCGGCTTCATTTTCTACCTCTTGAATCAACTCAAGTTCCCAACAGGCATCGTTGATATCGGCGCGGTCATGCTCGATTTCCTGCCATGCCTTCTCATCGGCCTCCTTTTTCGAGTTGGCTTCCACGGTAACGGTGATGTATGAGGTGCGGCGGTATTCCACTTCGTAGGTTTTCATGCTGTTGCCCCTTTTGCCAATGCTTCCGGCAATTCCACTTCATTACCCATCACGGAACCCACATAGCACCGCATGGCGGCGATCATGGGGTTCGGGCCTTCTTCTCCCCATACACCCAATTTTTCGGCTCGCCATATTGGGAACCCGTTGATTTCATGCCCGATAAAGGACAGGTCGATCTTTTCCCGCTCAATGATCGGCCCGACCATCGACCAGTTTGCAATCGGGTGAAAGTTGCTCAACCGCATGACCCGCATGGATGTAGCGTTGATCACCTGCCTCATCGCTTTCGGATCGGGTCGGGCTAACCACACTACACCCTTTTCGTCGGCCTTCCACTTCCATCCGAAACACATAGCGACTGCCCAGTTGAGGGCAGCGCCGTTCAGTTCTCCCGGCTTGATCTTCATGCTGTTGCTCCTTCTGCCAGTTCATCAGGCACATTTACCTCGTCGCCCAAGCGCGAGGCCACATAGCACCGCATGGCGGCGATCAGGGGTGTGGGCCCGCTTTTAATAAGCGGAATGTGCTTGTCCGCGCTCAGCCATTTGCAAGCCTCCCACTCCCCGCTGCCCACTTCGGTTTCTATGAGTCCTATGCTTTCCCGCTCAATGATCGGGCCACCCCACGCCCAGTCGATTGAGTATTCGTACAGCGTCGAATCCAACAGCGTGTCCTCACACTTTGCCACCGCCCAGTCGAGCGCGACGCCACTCAGTTCGCTTGTCTTAATCTTCATGCTTCCTCTCCCGTTACATCCTCAACGGATTCGATGCCCCATTTGGCGTGGAGGTTTGTGCCCCAACTTCCATCGGAAGTCACCTCCTCCCATGCTTTATCTTTAGCCTCCTCCTGCGACTCGGCCTCGACGGTCACGGTCACATATGAAGTTCGGCACATTTCTACTTCGTATAGTTTCATGGTGCTTCTCCTGCGTTGAAGGTGATGATTCCCTTGTACAACTCGGGAATGACATAGGTGTCGTATGCGCCAGTAATCGCACGCTCACCATCCCTGATGGCGGCATCCGCATAGGCATACTGCGCGATAAAGTCAACATTTTGGAAGTCGGTGCGATGAATCCCGCCCTCCTCATAGGTTGCGGCATCACCAATGATTAATGTGTAGCGACTCATTTCAACCCCCCAAATGATGCGGCATCAGGTCTTCATTCATGCCAGGAAATGTCTGCCGCAGCACCATGTGGGCATCCTCAAACGGATATTCATCACCCTCAACCTCGGGAACGACAACCTCTAGGTTAGTCTCCTCCCCGTTGTGCCAAATCCCGGCAAACATCGCACCGCACTCAATGTAGGTAGCAAGTACATCAAACCCCTTGGCCTGTAGTTTTTGGTAGATGCCAGTCGGCGGACTCCATGCGGTATCGAAGGCCGCGAGCAGTCCGTTCTCAATCTCTTCAACGGAATCGTTGTTGGATTCCCACTTGGTTCCCCAATGCTTGACTCGCCAAGCGTACCAATCCGTGGATCCATACTTCTTCACGAATGCTTCTGCCTTCTTCTCATCGTTCAACGGGGACGGGTTGTCCAGCAACTCCTGTGGAATCGGGTCGATAAGTTGAAAGGCGCATTCATCGTAGTCCACCTTCGCCCGGAAACCATTCAAAAGTTGTGGCAGCAGGGCCAGGGCTTCCTCGGTCTTGGCGACAAGGCGCAGTTTGTTTGCAGTCCAGTTAGGCATTTTCAATCTCCTCTTCAGAATTGTTGCGTTGCAGATACAGATTAAAGAACTTTGTGAACAGATCCGGGAAAGCGGCCCGTAGTCGTGCCCTGTTCTGAGGATCGGCTGCGATATACGCATCGCCAATGGCGGCGGCAAAACTTCCACCTTCTTCCATCACCCACGCCGCGTGTAGGTAGTCGTTATCGTTATTTGGTCGCTGAACCAGTTGCACTAGGTTGTCTTTCATCTTTTGCTCCATCGTTGAATGTCCCCATTGCTCGGTCAATCTCGCCCTGTTCAAACCCACGCCAATACTGGCGCAGTTCTTCACCCTTGTAGGTAGGATCGGGCGCGATATCTCCGAAGTGATATCCGGCTAGGTAGCCTTGTTTGTATGCGCTCATGGTCAATACAGACAGATTTGGTATGAGGAAAAGTTGGCGCGATAGGTTACGGTCTTATCGTCTTCTTGTATCTTTCTCCCCGCGTCCTTGCACATTTCTATGTTCTGATCCTCCATTGGTTTTAGGTCTTCATCCGTGTAGGAAAAGTCCAATACTTTCTTGCTCTTCTTATCCAAAGTAACTACCCCGTTACCGCATCCGCGATACTTGTGGTCGAGGTTACTGGGGATTCGATAGGTCGGCGCTCCAAGTTTTGTCATCATTGCAATAGAAAATTCTTCATGTGTGCAGGGCTTGCCATCCAGTAGTAACTCCCAAGAAAGATAGCCAGTTGCTTCATCATCCAAGCAGTCGCGGGTTACCCGGCCTTCATGGAATGCATAGACGATGGCTTCCCCTTCCAATCCCATGTATTGCTCTGCTTCTTCGGGCACGAAGAAACTGCCGCAGGGTATCCATTCAGACCCCACGAAAATGGAACTCTTGTATATCTCAAGGGGAAAGTCTTTCGACTCCCCTCCCTGATGAGTTATGCGAACGGTAAACATTGAGTCACCCCTTTTCAATGTATTGCCCGGGCTTCCTGTCGCCCACGCTCTACCAAGTGTCGGGCTTGCGCCCGATCTTCTATGGTTTCGGACTCCAACAAGGCGCGGATCTCCGCTGCAACCGACCTGGTGGCCGCTGGACTCCGGGCCTTCTCAAATCGGTAGCCTAGTTCTAGGTACTTGTGTTCTGAATGCTTCACTTGATCACTCCAATCCACCATAGGAAAACTGGCAGGAAAACACACATGGCTAGGAACAATGCACCTAGCAAGTCCATAGCCCCTTTGCGTCGATCTTCCGTGCTCATGCGCCCACCTGATCGTTTAGGAATCGAATCCCTGCGCCGTATCGCCCGACAAGGTACATTCTGAGGGTCGGGTCGAATGGCTTCTTGATAATGTGCCATTCGTCATCCTTATAGTCGTGTCCCGGGATTCTGTACACGGTTTTGCCCTTGCATAGTGACTTCTGTCGCTTGAGTCGCAAATGTTGATTAAGAAGGTTTCCGATAACCGTATCGGCTTCCTCCGGGATTGTTTTTTCTTCTCCGTTGTACTCATAACGGACAGGCGGCAAAGTGTTGGCATACTCGTTTAAAGTGTCTGCCAGTTCCCAAGGTTCGTAATAGTTGCATCCACCATGCCCGTCATTTTGAACGGTTCCGGCTTTCTTCCCGTCGATATAGACCGATGCTTGAAAGCAATCCGTTTCATGGCTTGCAAACTCTGAATGCTTTACATTTTTCAATTCGATTTTCATGGTTACTCTCCGTTGTTTACTTGTTCAGGGTTGATGGATTAGCCGCAATTCTTGATCCGGTTCGCACTCCCATGCGGCATCGAGGGACGAATAAATCAATGCAAGATCCGGGTTTTCTTCTTGAACGGGCCCGGATTCTGGAATCGTAACGGTTCTGCCATCGGTTAGAACTATTACAGCGCAGAAACAATTTCCGCCGAAATCGTCAACAGAAACGCTAGCGATACTGGCAGGCGGCTCGGGCAGATCCCATGCTCGGCAGGGTCTGCCGTGATACATCTGAACTAGAGCGCCTTCGGTTATGGTGTAGGTTGTACTCATTTTTTACCCCTTAGTGCTTTGGATAGGACACATTCTTGATATCGCGATTCCAACAGTCGCGGCACTCTCCGCACTTTCCGCCGCGCGTGTATGCTTCACACTCCGACCCGATGGGCGCATGGGCTTTGTGTACGGTTGAAGTGTTCCCGTCATATGCTGGAGGGTTCCCGTCTATCATTGCGCCCGACAGTCGCACGCAGAGATTCGGCGGAAAGTCTCCGAACACTTCGCGGTAGCGGTAGACCAAACCCTTCTCCTTTGTGGGTAGCCAAAACGCCACACTAGGCAAGGATTCCGCGATTCGGACAATGTCTAGTAGGTGTTGGAAGGACTGCAAATCTCCCGCATCATGCCAACGAAAGAAGGTTTCCCCTGAGCGGCGGATCAGAAAAACCATAGAGTCCGCCCAAGAGACCGAGGATAGGCCCGAGAATCGTTTTTCGTGCGCGGCTTGCACGGATGGATATGAGTAGTTATCCCGCATGGCATAGCAGTCCGCACAAACCGAACCCGGAATCAGGGCTAGTTTTCCGCCAACATTACATTTTTTGGCAGAGATTCCATAGGCAAGCCCGGGCATTTTTGACGGTTTGCCTAGACTGCCAGTAATGGATTCGGCACGGGCTTTGTTCAGGCGGCGCGGCGGAATCGCGAACAGTATGGTTTGCATGGTTACTCTCCGGTTTTGTGGTTAGCGGCGGATAAACCGAGCGGCTTGCATGGCTAGTCGCCAGTAGCGCCGTTGGTGTTGCGTGTTCTTAAGGGAAAAATGCAGGGTTCGCTCTGTCCATTCACCCGTCACATAGTTTTGCTCCGGCTCCGTGGATAGCCATTCAAAGGGTTCACCCCTTGGATGCGAACACGAAGGGATAGGGTGTTGGCGCATAAGGCGGACTAGTTCCGTGAATGTGACGGGTTCGTCTACCATCAATTGCTCGGTTTCTCCGTCCGGGCAATAGTCGTCTTCGTCGTCCGCAGGGCCGGGATAAGTCGTTTCATAGAGACTAATCAGAATCATTTTGTGGCTCCGGGTTGTGTGTCTTCGTCCATCATTTCCGCGATAGCGCATCGGGCTATGTCGCGCATGAGGAAACCGATTTGATTGTCGTGACAAGACCAATCGTCAAAACTGGCTAGGTCTTGGAGTGCCGCTAGAAGGTCAGGGGCGGCGGCAATCAGTCGCGCATTTGCGGCATGGTTCTCTGCACCATCCCACGAATCCATTGATGCAATCCAATGGTTTTGGGGGATGCTACGGATGGTCTTCGTGGACTCTTCGAATCGCCAAGGGTTGTAGGTTCTCATGGTGCGGCTCCGGGTTAGGCGTGGAAACGGGGAAGGCGGCGGACAAACGCGTCACGGTTTGTGTGTGTCTCAATGATGCGATAGGCGACTCCTGCGGACTGAAGGGCACGGATGTACAACCCTGCGTCGCAGTCTTCCTCTAGCCATACCGTATCGCCATCTCGGTATGAGTAGGCGGAAATTTTGTCCGCCAGTCCATAGGCGCGAAGGGATTGGATATCGGCGGCAATCCAACCGTGACCGGGATCCTGAAGGTAGTCAAGGGTAAGCATGGTTTCTCTCCGGGTTAGTTGATGTTCAAAGTGCCGTTGATGTAGTTGGCAGGTTTGATGGAAGGCCAAACGCGCTCGGCTAGTTCGTGGGCTTGATCAGGATCGTCTGTCTCAAACTCGCGAGAGATACGAACCTCATCGGCGCTCGGCCCTCCGGGCAGTTGCGTTTCCACATAGAAGGTGAAGGTAAGAACGATCATCGGGTGCTCCATGTAGGTGATAGGACAGTCGCTATCCTATGTGTTGCATAGAGTGTGTCCAATTGATTGTTGCAATCGGCTGCTGGGTGTTGATAGTGCCTGGTGCTATCGGGAAGGCGGGATCGATAGCCTGGCTTGATGTTCCGGGTTTGTTCCCCTATGATCAGGCCCGCAACTAACGCAAGCCCGAAGGGCAACAGTCCTACATGAGCAAACTAACCCGTAAGCAAATAAGGGAAGGCCTACAGACAGTCCCTATGGAGTCCATCCTAGGTAAAGATGTTTCCCGCGAACTAACAGCAAAGCAAAAGAGGTTTGCCCTAGAAGTGGCAAAGGGCGCCACTAAGGCTGACGCCTACAGAACAGCATACAAAGCAGACGCCAGTCCCCATACCCTAGTGTCCAAACCCTATCACCTGATGCGCGACGACAGGATACGGGCAGAGGTCGAAGCATACGAAGCGGCAATAGAAGCCGCGAGATACCGAACCCCTGCGGCTTTGCGCGAATTGGTGATTCAATCGCTAGTTTCCGTAGTAATTAACCCGGAAACAAAAGATAGTGTGAAGGTAGCGGCGGCTAAGGTATTGGGAACCGTGACGGAAGTTGCCGCATTTACTGAGCGGAAAGAAGTCAAGACGATATCTTCAAGTGAAGACGCAAAGGCCAATGTAATGGCAGAGTTGAAACGTCTAATCCGCGACGGCGCAACCGATGCCACCATTGTGGAAACCCAAGCGGCTGACCTACTGGCGGAACTATCGGCGGAATCGAACCCGGCCCCTGCCATTGTGGAATCGGCGCAGGATGAACCCCACCCAGCCCCCACCCCCCAGGCGCTGCATTCGGAGTCCCGCGCACATATGCATACTATCCCACCCGAACGATCTGATTCAGAACCCATTTCTTCAGACCCCCACCCCTCTTTGAACGATCCCGGATGGACACCCACCCCTTCAGATGGGAAGACCCCCCCGTCATCTTCTATTTAGGTACCATAGATGTGGGGGTGGTAACGTTACCACATGACATAAAGTGCTTTAGGAAACGCTCGTAAGTCCTTGATTTTTCGTGGTGGGGTGGTAACGTTACCAGATGACACAAAATGGTTGAAGAACAGAGTGCTAAGTTGTTGATTTTGAAGGGAAAAGACGCGATTCGTCGGCCAAAAGTGGTGGTTGGGGCGAAGGAGATGAGGCGTGTTTGGGGGGAGAGGGGTGAGTTGGAGGTGGGTATGAGTCCGGCGCAGAGGGAGGTGTTTTTGGTGGTGGATGAGTGGTGGAAGAAGTATGGGTTTGCGCCTTCGTTGAGGGATATTGCGTATGTGCGGGGGAAGATGGGGTTGGGGAATACGAAGAAGATAGTGGATAGGTTGGTGGAGTTGGGGGCGTTGAAGAGGTTGGATGGCCGTCGGAGGTCTGTTCGGCCTGTGTATGTGAACTTTAAGCACATCGAATGAAGTTAGAAGAGTTGATTGATAGGTTGCCTGTGGCGGAGCAGGAGGCTTTGTTGGCTCAGGTGGCTGAGTACAAGGATGCTTTGGAGAGGGAGAAGTGTCAGAAGTCGTTCATGCACTATGTGAAGACGATGTGGCCGGGTTTTGTGCATGGGAGACACCATGCTTTGATGGCCAAGAAGTTTGAGGAGATCGCGGATGGGAAGGTTAAGAGGCTGATCATCAACATGGCCCCCCGTCATACGAAGTCTGAGTTTGCGAGTTATCTGCTTCCTTCGTGGTTTTTGGGCCGGTTTCCCAATAAGAAGGTGATTCAGACGAGTAACACGGCTGATTTGGCTGTGAACTTTGGCCGCAAGGTCAGAAACTTGGTGATGAGCGAGCAGTATGCGGGCGTTTTTCCTGATGTTTCGCTCAGGCAGGACTCGAAAGCCGCTGGCCGGTGGGCTACTAACAAGAATGGGGAGTATTTCGCCATTGGTGTGGGGGGAACGGTCACGGGTAAGGGCGCGGATTTGCTGATCATTGATGATCCGCACTCGGAACAGGAGGCTGCACTGGCTGCTGGGAACCCGGAAGTGTTTGACAAGGTGTATGAGTGGTACACCTCTGGTCCAAGACAGCGTTTACAGCCTGGTGGGGCGATTGTGGTGGTGATGACGCGGTGGTCTGAGAAGGATTTGACCGGGCGGATCATCAAGGATGCGGCTTCTCGGGACAAAACCGAGGAGTGGGAGGTGATTGAACTCCCGGCGATCATGCCTTCTGGCAAGCCTTTGTGGCCGGAGTTCTGGTCTTTGCCGGAATTGGAGGCTTTGAGGGAAGAACTCCCCCCGGCCAAGTGGAATGCTCAGTATCAACAGACCCCTACTGGCGAAGAGGGAGCGATTGTCAAGAGGGAGTGGTGGAATGTCTGGGAGAAGGACGATCCTCCTGCATGTGAGTTCATCATTCAGTCGTGGGATACCGCGTTTACAAAGTCAGAACGGGCCGACTTCTCGGCTTGCACGACTTGGGGCGTGTTTCACAAGGATGAGAACGAAAGAGACCCTCATTTGATCTTGTTGGATGCGTTTCAGAAGCGGATGGAGTTCCCTGAACTCAAGGACAAAGCCTTTGACATGTACAAAGAGTGGGAGCCGGACGTGTGTCTGATCGAAGCCAAGGCGGCAGGGGCTCCGCTTGTGTACGAACTTCGGGCGATGGGGCTTATCGTTTCTGAGTACACCCCTACCCGGGGGACCAAGAAGATCCCTAACGACAAATTTGCCCGTTTGAACTCAGTAGCGGATATATTTCGCTCTGGAAAGGTCTGGGCTCCAGACAGGAGATGGGCCAGGGAAGTGATTGAACAGATGGCTTCGTTCCCAAATGCGGATCACGACGACTTGGTGGACTCAACAGTCCAAGCCATGCTGCGTTTCCGAGCAGGTGGCCTGATCAAACTGGAATCGGATGAGAACGATTCCTCCCCCGTTCAGCCCCGTAGGGCTGCGTACTACTGAGGATTTATATGGCAACCAATATCGACCCGGCAATGGTTCCCCTTCTCCCAGAAGAGATGGGAGATGAACCAATGGTTGAGATTGAAATTGAAGATCCCGAATCTGTCAAGATCGGGATGGGTGGTTTAGAGATTGAGTTGGAGCCTGCGGCTGAAACCGCCGAAGACTTCGATGCCAACCTCGCTGAATACATGGACGACGGAGACCTCCAGGGTCTGGCCTCTGAACTGATCGGTCTTGTAGATGCGGACATCAACTCCCGCAAAGACTGGGCAGACATGTACGTCAAAGGACTCGAAGTCCTGGGCATGAAGTACGAAGAAAGAGCAGAACCTTGGCTTGGAGCCTGTGGCGTTTACTCTCCAATCCTGACCGAAGCGGCCATTCGTTTTCAGTCAGAGATGATCACCGAGACCTTTCCGGCTCAAGGCCCGGTGAAAACTCAGATCATTGGTGAAGTTACTCGCAAAAACGAAGATGCGGCAGAACGTGTCCGTGATGACATGAACTACCGCCTGACAGACGAGATGATCGAGTACCGTCCCGAGCATGAGCGGCTTCTGTACTCCCTCGGTCTGGCCGGTGCAGCATTCAAAAAGGTTTACTACGATCCGACCATTGGACGCCAGACAGCCCCGTACATTCAGGCAGAAGACCTGATCATTCCCTACGGCGCTGCCAATGTTTACACCGCAGAGCGCGTCACCCATGTGATGCGTAAGACGGAGAACGATCTCAACAAGTTGATGGCCGCTGGCTTCTACCGTCACACCGAACTGGGTGAGCCGGTCAGAATTTTCACGGACATCGAGAAGAAGAAGGCAGAGGAGCAGGGCTACACCCTTACCGATGATGATCGGTATCAGGTGCTTGAGATTCACGTTGATTGGAATCTGAAGGGCTATGAAGATACGGATGCTGAAGGCGAAGAAACGGGTATTGGCCTCCCCTACGTCATCACCATCGAACGAGGTACCTCAACGGTTCTATCAATCCGACGGAACTGGGATGAGCGAGACCCCCGAAAACTCAAGCGACAGCACTTCGTTCAGTACACTTATATCCCTGGCTTTGGTGCTTATGGCCTTGGCTTCATTCATATTGTTGGTGGCTATGCTCGTGCAGGGACCGCAATTATTCGCCAGTTGGTGGACGCAGGCACACTCAGCAATCTGCCGGGTGGACTTAAAACAAGAGGTCTCCGTGTCAAGGGCGACGACACGCCTATCGCACCAGGCGAGTTCCGAGATGTAGATATTCCCTCCGGGGCGCTGCGTGACAACATCATGCCGCTGCCGTACAAGGAGCCGAGCCAAGTTCTAGCGGCTCTCCTTGAAAAGATCACCGATGAAGGCCGTCGCCTGGCGGCTATTGGTGATTTGAAGTTCAGCGACATGTCGTCCCAAGCACCAGTTGGTACGACGCTGGCTCTGCTTGAGCGGCAACTCAAGACGATGTCTGCTGTTCAGGCTCGCGTGCATGCAAGCCTGAAGATGGAGTTCAAACTCCTGAAGCAGATTATCCGGGACTACATGCCGCCGGATTACTCCTACATCCCCGTGGGAGGAGACCGTGCTGCCAAGCAGGAGGACTACGATCTTGTTGAGGTGATCCCGGTCTCTGATCCAAACGCCGCCACGATGGCGCAGCGGATCATGCAGTACCAAGCCGCTCTCCAGTTGGCCCAGGGCGCTCCTCAAATCTATGACCTGCCCAACCTGCACCGGCAGATGTTGGAAGTTCTTGGCATCAAGAACGCAGAGAAGTTGGTTCCGGTCGAGGAAGATCAGAAGCCCCGTGACCCGATCAGCGAGAACATGTCGTTCCTGACCGGTAAGCCAACCAAGGCATTCATCTATCAGGACCATCAGGCTCACATCGCCACCCACATGGCGCTGATGCAAGACCCGATGGTGGCTCAGATGATTGGACAGTCTCCGATGGCACAACAGATGGGCGCAGCCATCATGGCTCACGTCGCAGAGCACATGGCCTTTGCATACCGTCAACAGGTCGAAGAACAGTTGGGCGTGCCTCTCACTCCGCCCGATGCTGAACTGGATGAGCAGGCAGAGGTGCAAATCTCCCGTCTGGTTGCTCAGGCCGCACAGCAACTGCTTCAGACCAACATGGGCAAGGCTCAACAAGCCCAAGCCCAACAGCAGGCGCAGAACCCGCAACTTCAGATGGCGCAGGCAGAACTGCAACTACGGGCTCAGGAACTGCAACGCAAGGAGCAGGACAGTGAGCGCGACTTTGCAATTGCTCAGGAGAAGATCCGTTTGGAGCGTGAGCGCATTGAAGTTGAAAGACAAAAGGAACAGGCTCGTCTGGCAAACCAGAACCGCCAAGCCGACAAGAAACTTCGCGCCGAGATGATTAAGACGGTTATGAAGCCCCGTGGTCAAAAGCCCATGCCTAAGCAATGAGGATAGACAAGAGTTGGCTTGAGTGGATTGCACACAACGCTGCGGCGGGTGTGCAGTCCAAAGACCTGATGAGGGTCATGCTTGAGCATGGCGTCGATAAAGATGATGCTCGGATTCTGATTGATTGGGTTACCACAAACCCGCTGATGGGCGCGGTGCAAAGGATGCACAAGAAGCACGAGAAGTTGGCTTCGATGATGCGTAATGTAGGCGCGGTGCAACAGCAGGCGCTTGACATCCAGAAGATTGATACGCCGGACGAAGAAACCTTCTACCGAGAGTATTGGCGCAAGAACCAGCCCGTCATCTTGAAGGGCATGGTTGATGACTGGCAGGCCATGACCAAATGGACGATGCCTTTTCTGTCGGAGAACTTTGGAGATCAAGTCATTGAGATTCAAGAGAACCGAGAGAAAGACCCGGACTACGAAATCAACAGCATCAACCACAAGAAGAAGGTAACAGTCCGAGAGTTCATTGACCGGATTGGCAAAGGACCGTCGAACGATTTCTACATGACGGCCAACAACCACATCTTTGAGACCGAAGAGATGGGGGTTCTGCTCAATGACGTTGGCAGCGTGCCTTCTTACATCACGCCACCCAAGGAGCGGGATGGCAATTGGTTCTTGTGGGTTGGGCCGGCAGGCACGATCACGCCCCTGCACCACGACGAGAACATCATCTTCCATACCCAAATCAAGGGCAGGAAGAGATGGAAGTTGATCTCTCCAATGGACACACCCAATCTGTACAACCACAAGGCTGTGTTCTCGGAGGTTGACCTATTCAATATCAACTACGACCGGTTCCCGCTCATGCGGGGCGTTCAGGTGGCAGATTTGGTAGTGGAGCCCGGGGAAACGCTATTCCTTCCCCTGGGTTGGTGGCACGGAGTCGAGGCGCTTGAACCCTCAATCTCCGTGTCTTCTGTGGCTTTTAAATATCCAAACCATTGGAAGTTTAGTAATCCGTAAGGAGCAATCATGGCAACCACTGCGTTTTCCGTGGTATTGACAAACATTGAGGAGCACCGGGAGTCCATCGCCCGAGCCCTCGTAGATGGTGCGGCTCGGGACTATGCCGAGTACCGCAGTATGTGTGGTGAGGTCCGGGGTCTCTCAACCGCACACATGTTTATCACCGACCTCGTGCGAAAGATGGAGCAAAACGAAGATGAGTGAAATCCTCCTTAGTACCGGCGAAGACGCCGTGCCGACCACCCTGCCAGAAACGGCAGAGGAAAAGGCCAAGCAACTTCCCGATCCTTCCACCTACCACCTGCTCTGTGCGCTGCCAGAGATTGAGAAGGAGTATGAGAGCGGGATCGTTAAGTCCGGACAGACCATGCACTTCGAAGAAGTCATGTCCCCTGTACTGTTTGTGATGAAGATGGGGCCGGATGCCTACGGCGACAAAACCCGTTTCCCCAGCGGACCCTCGTGTAAACCGGGCGACTTTGTTCTGGTGCGTCCCAATACTGGAACCCGAGTGAAGATTCACGGGCGTGAGTTCCGCATCATCAATGACGACAGCGTGGAAGCCGTGGTGCAAGACCCGCGTGGCATCTCTCGCGTTTAAAGGAGGATCACATGCCGCTTGATCAAGAAGCGTTTAAATTCCCGGACGAGAAGGCCGAGGAAAAGAAGCAGGATGAAATCGACTTTGAAGTCGAAGGAGATTCTGAGATTGAGGTGGTGGACGACACTCCCCCAGAGGATCGTGATCGTGCGCCCATGAAGGAGCCTCCCTCGGAGGTGACGGATGAGGAACTTGCCCAGTATTCAGACGGGGTTAAGAAGCGCATCCAACATTTCTCTAAGGGTTATCACGAAGAGCGCCGGGCAAAAGAGGCTGCTTTCCGTGAGCGGGAAGAGGCTGTACGCCTTGCACAACAACTCATAGAGGAGAACAAGAAACTCCAGAGTTCGCAGGGCCAGACCCAGCAGGTACTGCTTGAGCAGGCCAAGAAGGTCGTTGAAAACGAACTGTCTGAAGCCAAACGTAAATACAAGGAAGCCTATGAATCAGGAGATTCAGACGCCCTTGTTGCGGCCCAGGAAGAACTGACCGCCGCCAAAATCAAGGCAGACCGGGTAAACAATTTCAAGCCCGCCCCTTTACAACAGGAAAAACCTGCGGTACAACCCGCACCACAACCAGTTCAGCAAGAGCAGGTTCGCGTTGATCCCAAAGCCTCTGCGTGGCAAGAAGCCAATCCGTGGTTTGGACAAGATGACGAGATGACCGCTCTTGCACTGACGGTTCATCGAAAACTTGTGGAAAGTGGGGTAAGTCCAAACAGCGATGAATACTACGACCGCATCAATACTCGGATGCGGCAGGTCTTCCCAGATGCGTTCACCTCTGAGAAGCCGGTAAAGAAATCGCCTGTCGTGGCACCTGCGACCCGAAGCACAGCGCCCAAAAAGATCGTGCTGACCAAGTCCCAAGTAAACATCGCCAAGCGGCTCGGACTGACGAATGAGCAGTACGCCCGTGCGGTTGCGGAAGAAATGAGGAAACAAAATGGCTGAACAACGTACCCCCCGAGATTTGGAAACCCGAGCAAAGATGGAGCGCCCCAAGCAGTGGATGCTTCCTGAACTGCTGCCGAGCCCCAACCCCGAGGACGGCTACGAGTTCCGTTGGATTCGAATCAGTACCCTGGGTACTGCCGATCCAGGCCATATTTCTTCAAAACTCCGCGAAGGTTGGGAGCCTGTGAAGGCATCTGAGCACCCTGAAATCCAGATCATGGCAACTGGGGACAAGCCCCGGTTCCCAGACAGTATCGAGATCGGTGGACTCTTGCTTTGCAAAACACCCAAAGAGTTTGTTGACCAACGCAACTCGTACTATCAGCGTCAAACTGATGGTCAGATGCAGTCGGTTGACAACGCCTTCATGCGCGAGAACGATCCCCGGATGCCCGTCTTCAAGGAGCGGCGCTCTGAGGTGAAGTTCGGACGCGGTTAAATCATTTTTGGAGTCACAAATGGCATACCCTGTTGTTGACGCTCCCTACGGTTTCAAAGCCATCAACGAGTTGAATGGCCTACCGTACGCCGGAGCAACCCGACAAATTCCCATTGCCCGAAACTACGGCACCGCCCTGTTCAATGGCGACCTGTTGCAGTTGACGACGGACGGGACTTTGATCAAGACCTCTTACTCTGCCGCAAGCAGCCCGACCTCGGTCATCGCTGGTATTGTTGGCGTGTTCGTGGGCTGCTCGTACACCAACCCCTCGACCGGTCAGAAGTTGTTTGCCCAGTACTACCCCGGTAGCATTCTGGCAAACGACATCGTGGCCTACGTTGTGGACGATCCCTCGGCACTGTTCAAGGTGGTGATGGTTGGTCAAACGTCTACCGAGAGCAATACCGCTTCCGTCGTTGGCTACGCCAACCAGTCGTTCGTTGGAACCAACGTGTATGCGATTACTGGCGTTGCCGGTAGCACTACCACGGGCAATTCCAAGATGGCTGTGTCTGGTGACGGCCCGACCAACGGTACCGGTAACGTCCGCGTTGCAACCAACTCGCTGCCCTTCCGCGTCGTGGCTGTGGTCCCTGAAACGGCTTACTCCGTGTCTGGCACGGGTACCGCCGCTACTACGACCATCACGCTTGACGCTGCGGTTACTGGCCTTCAGGCCGGTATGGCAGTGACCTGCCCTGAGGCAAGTGCAGGCGGAAACCCTGGCGACTTCAACTATGTGACCAACGTGAACGGCACGACCGTCACCGTGGCGAAGACGCTGACTGCTTCCACCGCTGGTAGCAACTTCACCTTCGTGGGCTTCCCCGAAGTTCTGGTGAAGTGGAACCAGGGCTGGCACTCGT